ATCGTCCCGACTTTGGAAATGTACTTGCAGTTGGTCCTGGCCGTTATGACAATAATGGTAATTTGGTTCCTATGCGAGTTGAAGTAGGACAAAAAGTTATTATGCCTAAGTACGGGGCAAATACCGTAGAAATTGAAGGTGAAGAGTATGTTCTTGCCTCGGAAACAGAAATTTTAGGATTTATAAATTAATAAAATATGAGTAAAGTTATTAAATTCGGAAAAGATACCAGATCCCAATTACAAGAGGGAGTTAACAAACTAGCAGATGCTGTATCTAGTACTTTGGGTCCTTTTGGGCGTAATGTTATTTTAGAACATGAAATTGGATTCCAATCTACTAAAGATGGGGTTACTGTGGCTAAAACTATTGACCTAGAAGATAAAACAGAAAATTTAGGTGTATTAGTAGTTAGACAAGCTGCTATAAAAACTGCTGACCAAGCGGGTGATGGTACTACCACTTCAACTGTCCTAGCTAGAGAAATATATAATCAAGCTTTAGAAGCAGTAAATAATAAAACTAATAACGCGGTAGATATTAAAAAGGGAATTGAAACTGCTGTAAAAGATGTAGTTGCTTATTTAAAAGATAACTCTCAAGATATATCTAATGAGGAACAACTTAAGCAAGTAGCTATTATTTCTGCTAATAATGATAAAGAAATAGGAACCCTAATAGCAACCGCATTTGAAAAAGCAGGCCGTGAAGGTGTTATTACAGTTGAAGAAAGTAAAACCCATGAAACTACTCTTGAAGTAGTAGAGGGAATGCAGTTTGATCGTGGTTATAAATCACCTTATTTTGTTACTGATAACGGGTCAATGACATGTCAGCTTGATGAACCTTATATCCTAATGTATGATGGTAAAATTAATTCTGTAAAAGAATTGTTACCTATCCTTGAAGGAGTTAGTCAACAAAATAAATCACTCCTAATTGTTGCCGAGGACATTGATGGTGAAGCTCTTGCCGCAATGATTGTTAATAAAATGCGAGGTATTCTAAAGTGTGCAGCTGTTAAAGCCCCTGATTTCGGAGAGCGTCGTACTATGATTTTAGAAGATATGGCCGCTCTTACTGGTGGTACTGTTATTTCAAAACAAAAGGGTATGAAACTTGATAAACTCAGCTTTGATATGTTGGGTAATGCCCGTGGAGTTACAATTAGTAAAGAAGAAACCACTATTGTAGATGGAGCAGGTGATGAACAGGTTATTGGTGATCGTCTTGAAGAAATTAAGAACCAAATAGAAAAAGCCGAAAGCAACTATGCTCGTGAACAACTTCAACAACGCCTGGGGAAATTAGCAGGAGGGGTCGCAGTAATTAATGTTGGTGGTCATACAGAAGCAGAAATGCACGAAAAGAAAGATAGAGTAGATGATGCTGTACATGCTGTAAAAGCTGCTATTGAGGAGGGAATATTACCTGGTGGTGGTCATGCTCTTCTATGTGCTTCTTCGGTTATCCAAAGTGATGTATTAAATGAATCCCAACAAATAGGGTATAATATAATTAAAAAGAGTATTAGAAAACCTTTCTATCAGATCTTAGAAAATGCTGGGTATGATTCTGAAAAATCTACTCTATTAGGTATTAATTTAGACTCTAATTTTGAAATAGGATGGAATTTAAATACTGAAAATCAAGTTAATATGATTACTGAAGGTATTATAGATCCTACAAAAGTAACTAGATGTGCTCTTGAAAATGCTGCTTCTGTAGCAGGTGTGCTATTAACTACTGAATGTACTGTTACTAAAACAGTAGAAGACACTAAAACAGATCAACCAGCTATGTTCTAATGGATTTATTTGTAGAAAAATATAGACCACAAGATTTAAATGAATTTGTTGGTGATGATACTATTAGAAACAAAATTCAAGAATATCTTAAAACTGGTAAACTACAAAATTTACTATTGTTTGGCCCAGCGGGGACAGGAAAAACTTCGCTGGCCAAACTAATAGTAAGCCAATTAGGAGCAGATCATCTTTATATTAATGCCTCAGATGAAAGAGGAATTGATACAATTAGAGATAAAATTATTCCATTTGCTTCTAGTATTGGATTTAATGGGTTAAAAGTAGTTATATTAGATGAATCAGATTATCTTACGGCGCAAGCTCAAGCAACTCTCCGAAATGTTATGGAAAGTTTCAGCGCATCCTGCAGGTTCATTCTTACTTGCAATTACCTTGATCGTATTATTTCTCCCCTTCAGTCTCGTTGTATGGCTTTTGGGATTACTCCACCATCTAAAAAAGAAGTTGGTCAACACCTTCTTAATATATGTGATAATGAAGAAATAAAATATACTAAAGAAGATTTAGGGCAAGTAATTCTTACACACTACCCTGATATTAGGAAAATTCTCAATACTCTTCAAGGTAGTTTAAAGGATAACCAATTAATATTAGATACTAAATCCCTTAAAAATACTGATTTTGAAAATAAAGTAATAGAGGGATTAAAAAATAAAATTAAAATTAACGATATCAGGCAAATTATTGCTGATAGTGGTGCTACTCAATTTGAATCACTGTTTAGATGTTTATATGATAATGTTGATGAATATACTACAAACGTAGGCGATGCAATAGTTGTAATAGCTCAATATCAATATGAGTATGGGTTTGTAGTAGATAAAGAAATTTGTGTCGCCGCTATGTTAAATAAATTATTAAAGTTATGAGTGTAAATTCACAGCAACAAAATTATAATCAGTTTCAAGAATGGTATAAATGGTTCAATAAAAAATATAATCGTTACCATAAACTTAGATTTAAAAAACCTGTAAAAAAATATAAATAATGCAACCACAACAAATTAATATAGACTTTTCTCAAACCACCCCGGTAATGTGTGAAGAATGTGGTCATGAACATTTTACCCAAGTTCATTTAATGAGAAAATTATCTCCCATGTTATCCCCTACAGGGGAACCTACATTAATCCCTATTCCTGTTTTTGCTTGTACTAAGTGCAATCACGTAAATAAAGAATTTTTACCTAATGACTCCCTTTGATTTTTTAAAATTAGTACATAATAAAAAAATTAAGTGGGAAGATTTAAATGAAGATGAACAAAAAGCATATAATACATTTATTATAAATAAGGCTTTAAGTTTTAACTCTAATTACTTAGATATAGTAAATAGAATACAACATTATACTCCTGCCCCAAAAGAATCTTTTAAATACCTCCAGTCAATGACTAGTAATAAATTTAAATTTAATAAGTGGATTAAAGGACAAAAAACCCAATCTTTTAACCCCCACTTAGTTGCTATAGTAAGCTCACATTTAGAATGTTCTAGTAAACAAGCTGAAGATTACTTAAATATCCTTGAAAAAAAAGAAATTAAAGTAATGTTAAAACAAATTGGCTTGCAGGAAGGCGATATTAAAAAATTAATGAAAAAATGATGAATTTTACCCCCGAAGATGATGCTGCTGTAAAATGGTGCGAAGAAAAATACCCTGAATTAACAGCAGAATATAAAAAAATCATGATGGAGCAGTATGTTTTGTTCTGCAAAAAACATAGAAATTATGGCCCATCAAATATTAATGTAGGAACTAATTTAGAAACTGAAGCCGATATTAAATTATCACTTACTGGCCTATGGTTTAAACTAAATGATAAAATCCAACGGCTAAAAAACTTGGTTGTTAATGGGGAGCCTGATACAGTAGGTGAACCTATAGAAGATACGCTTAAAGACCTTAGTGTGTACGGAATTATAGGTCAAATCGTACAACAGGGTAAATTTAAATGATTTTAGAAAACGTACAGAATACAGTTGTCCCAGAAATGGACTGGGACAAATATAAAATGGTTTCATACACCCAGTTTTCAGCTTGGAGTGAATGCCCACATAAATGGAAGTTGATGTATATTGATAAAATGCGTCAACCCCCTAATATTCACTTAGCATTTGGATCTGCTATGCATGAGACTCTTCAAGAGTATCTTGATTTAATGTATAATAAATCAATTAAAGCGGCCGATGAATTTCCTATTTATAAGGATTTTCAAGAACGTTTTATGAAAATGTATGGTGACTATAAAGAACAGATAGGTGATAATTTTGCTACTAAAAAAGATTTAACTGAATTTGTAAATGATGGGCTTAATATTATTGAGTTTTTCTTACAACGCCGCCAAATGCACTTTTCAAAACGTGGTACTAGGTTACTAGGAGTAGAAATGCCTATATTAACCCCACCACATGAAAAGCATCCTAATATTATGCTTTATGGTAAGCTTGATTTAGTATTCTATGATGAAGATTTACAAAAAGTAAGTATTTGGGATATTAAAACCTCAACTAAAGGGTGGACTAAGTGGGACAAAGAAAATAAAATTAAAATGGCACAAATGGTGCTATATAAGCGTTACTTTGCAGAACAATATAATGTCCCTGTTGAATCGATTGATTGTAAATATTTTATTGTAAAACGTAAAATACCGAAAAATCCTAAATATCCAGCGATGGCTTCGCGGATTCAAACGTTTGAGCCATCATCAGGTAAGACAACAATGAACCGTGTAACTCGCCAATTACATGAATTTATCGATGATTGTTTCGAGAATGATATGTATAAACAAAAAGAGTACACAAAACTACCGTCAGATAAGAACTGTAGATGGTGTCCTTTTAAAGATAAACCTGAATACTGTGATAAAAAATCTTCAAGCTAGGATATTCCCTTTTATAATCGCTCTATCAGCACTTACTGTTTCTGCATCAGCTGCTTTTTATTCCGTTAGTGGATTAAGTAAACTTTTTGCAGGAGCAGCTTTTGCTGTTATAATAATGGCTGCTTCTCTTGAAGTGGCTAAATTGGTTATAGCTTCTCTTCTTTATCAGTATAGAAAAAATTTACCTAAACTACTTAAATACTACCTTTCAGTAGCCTGTCTTGTATTAATATTAATTACAAGTATGGGTATTTATGGTTTTTTATCTGCTGCATATCAAGAAACTGCTGCTAAAGCTGGTAATATAGATTCTCAAATAGCACTTATTGAGACTAAACGAGATAATGTAAAAGAACAACTTGCGATATACAACGCAGAAAAAGAAAATATTAACGAGGCGGTGAGCAGTCTGAGATCTGGCTTATCTAACAACGTAATACAGTATACTGACACATTAGGTAATGTGATTACTACAACTTCTTCATCTACAAGACGTGCTTTAGAAAAACAACTTGACCAAGCTATAGGTAGGCAAACTGAAATTAACACTAGGGTAGACGACTTAAATCAACAA